ATTAGATATTAATTCAATTCTTGGTGAATATATTAAAGGCCCAAATAATCAATCTGTAGCAAAAATTGTAACCAGATCTTCACCAACATCTGTAGAAATTGTTTATCTAAATGATGAACGTTTTATTGTTGGTGAAGAAGTAACATTCCAAGAATCTGGAATTATTGGAACAATTCAGTCAATTATATTTGGTGATTATGTCGATAGGACAAATGATTATATTTTGGATGATGGCCAAAGACAAGTCATCTATGATTATGCAAGACTTGTAAGAAATCCTGGAATTAAAATTCCAGCAAAACAACTTTTAGTTATATTTGATCATTACACTATCTTATCTACGGATGAAGGTGATGCATTTACAGTTCTATCATATGATGCTGAAAGATATAAGACAGACATCCCAACCATATACAATCCAAATTCAACAAGTGCATTTAATATAGTTAGAGCATCTGATACTATTGATTTTAGACCAAGAGTATCTCCATTTACTGGTACAACATCTTCACCATTTGATTACGATTCAAGAGATTTCTCTACTACTGGATCGACAACAAATCTGATTCCAAAGGCTGGTGAAAGTACTTTAATTGGTTATGAATATTACCTACCAAGAATGGATAGAGTAATTCTAACAGCTGATGGTCGTTTTAGAGTTGTAAAAGGACAGTCATCAGAGGATCCACAAACCCCAACAATTGTTGAGGAATCAATGACTTTGGCAACCATTCAATTGCCACCATATCTCTATGATATTGATGATGCACAAGTCACTCTCATAGATAATAAAAGATATACGATGAGGGATATTGGTGAAATTGAATCTAGAGTAAGTAATCTTGAAGAAGTTACTTCACTTTCAATTCTAGAAAATGAAACCAAATCTTTACAAATTCAAGATGCTGATGGATTGAGCAGATTTAAGAGTGGATTCTTTGCTGATGATTTCAAAAACGGTGATCTATTTGATCAGGAATTTACAACTTGTGTTGTGGATGCTGGTATTAAGCAACTTTCTGTACCCACAAGTAGAATTACATTATCACCACAAATTGCCCCAGCAGCTTCTAATCTGGCAAAAACTTTTGATTATACCACAAATTATGAATTGTTGGACAATGTTCTACAAAAGACTGGTAATGTTATCAGTCTGAGATATAATGAATCTCAATATCTAGCGCAAGAATTTGCTACCAGAATTGAAAATGTAAACCCATTCAATATTATCGAGTATACTGGAACTATAAGATTAGAACCTTCTACTGATACTTGGGTAACGAATAAAGCTGAAACCAAAAAAGTAACCAAAAAGAAATTCAAGACACTTACGAATAGGAGTAGACAGTTCAGAAGCAGAAATGTAGTTGGCAGACCCCGTACAGGGAGAACTACAATGACAACATCTACATCAAGTGATAGAAAAGTAACATCATCAAAATCATCTGCAATCACGAATACATCTACTGATATTGATGTAAAAACGACTGATGATCCGTTTATCAGAAGTAGAAATGTTACTTTCTTTGCTGATGGACTAAAACCATTTACGAGATACTATTCTTTCTTAGATGGTTCCAAAAAACTTGACGTTTTTCCAAAATACGTGGAAATTAAAAGTGTTGTCGGATCATTTAAAGTTGGCGAAACTGTCGAAGGATTTATAACCACGAAAAGTGGCAAAGTTAAGAGAAGAATTATCTTTAGACTTTGTGTTCCTAATCATAAAACTGGAGACTTCAAAAACCCTGATCTGGCCCTAGACTTTAGTCCATATAATAAGAATCAATCATTAGAGAATACAACAACCTACAATACATCATCAAAATTCTTAAATATTGATTTAAATGCTCTCAGTTTGGCTGCTCAGGGTTCCTTCTTTGGACGTATTGTCACAGGAATGAAACTGATTGGTAAAACTAGTGGAGCTCAAGCAGTTGTTAAAGACAGCAGATTAATTTCTGATGGTCTTGGTAGTTTGTATGGATCATTCTTCTTTAGAACACCAACAATAGAAGAAAAAATTAAATTTAAAACTGGATCAAAAACATTTAAATTGACAAATGTTGGTAATGATACTCTACCACTTCCTGGAGAGAAAAAACACAGTGAAGCAGAATCCATATATTCTGCTACTGGAACTATTCAAAGAACTACTCTTACAACGACTCAAATAAGAACAATCACAACTACAAGAAATGTTGTGACCACGGTGACTCAAACAAATACGTTTAGATTCCAGAAACTACCACCACCAAGGATTATTAGAAGAACAACAGTTATTGATAGAACCAGAACCATTCGACCTCAAATTACTAACGTTAGAAATGTTACTAATGTAACGAATAATCTTATTTTCGCTCCAAGAAGAGACCCACTAGCACAATCATTCTTAACAGACAAAAAAGGTGCATTTATTACATCCGTTGACATTTTTATGGCAACAAAAGATGATAAAGCACCATTAACAGTTGAGTTGAGAACCATTGATCTTGGTTTGCCCACAGGACAACTAGTATCTCTAGAGGCCCAAATTGTTCTAGATCCATCTCAAGTGAAAACCTCAGATGATGCATCTGCAGCAACTAGGGTAACATTCTCATCACCAATCCCAGTTTTACCAGAAACTGAGTATGCAATTGTTCTTCTTGCACCTACAAGTGACAAATATAATGCATGGATTGCAAAACTTGGTGAGAAAACTGTAAACACCAAGGAACTATCTGGTCCAGATCAACTTCAATATACTAAACAGTATGGTGCTGGTTCTTTATTCAAATCGCAGAATGGATCCACATGGACGCCAACACAATTTGAAGATTTGAAGTTTGTTGTCAATAGATGTGAATTTATAGCTCAAGAAGGAACTGCCACATTCTATAATCCAGATATTGATTATGATTCTGGAATCATACCAACATTACCTTCAAATCCAATTAAATCTCTACCAAGACAATTAGATGTTGGGATTACCACTGTGGTAACAGATGATATGAAAAATCTTCTTAATATTGGAAGAAAAGTTGGTTCTGGAAACACTGTAACTGGATATATTGGTAATGTTGGTGGCCCAATTACAACTCTTAATGTAAACATTGCTGGAATTGGTTATTCTAATGGAACTTACAATGGAGTTTCACTATTCACTATTAATGGCAATGGATCTGGAGCAACTGCCGATGTAACAGTTAGTGATAATGTGGTTTCATCAGTATCACTAGCAAGTACTGGAACTGGTTATATCGTCGGAGAATCTTTGGGTATTACAACATCTGAGGTCTTTAAAGGATCGGACGCTCAGATTTCAGTATCTGAAATCTATGGATTTGATAAACTATATCTAACGGCTGTTCAGGGTGAAGACTTCACTGCAGATGATCCACTAGTTTATTATGATGATTCCAGTACTGTAGTTTCTCTTGCAAATACTACTGTTGTAAGTTCAACAGTTTCCAATGAATTATACAGTGGAAATGTAATTCAAGTTCTACATCCTAATCATGCCATGAAGGATATTAGAAATAGTGTTGAAATTTATGATGTAGAACCAACAAGAACACCAACAACATTGACAGGTGCTATTAATGCAACAAATACAACAGTTTCCGTTGCAGATACGACTCCATTTGCAACTTTCCAGGGAATCACAACATCTGCTGGTTTTGCTCTAATTGGTAATGAAGTTGTTTACTACAACAGCATTGGTAGTGGTACTCTTGGAATTAGCACAAGAGCCGCTGAAGGTTCATCTTCATCCGCACACCAAGTTGGTGATCAAATTTATCCATATGAATTTAATGGAATTTCCCTAACTGAAATTAATAAGACTCATGAAATGCCCAATGGAGTTACTTTCCAGGCTAACAAAACTATTGACACATATTATCTGGAAATTAATCGTGGAACAAGAGCAACTGGTGAAAATCAACTCAACTTTGAATCTGAATTAGTGGCTGGTGGAGATGAAGTTTGGGCTTCCAGCAATATTCAATATGATAGAGTTAATGCAAGATTTGATATTGTTCTACCAAAAACAACTTCCATTGAAACTCGTATTAGAACCGTAACAGGAACTAGTGCTGGTGGAGTTGAAGCTTCATTTGTTGATAATGGATTTGCTGCAGCAGCAGCAAATGCAACACTTTTATTTACAGAACCAATGATGGTTGCATCCAAAGTGAATGAAGATGCACAACTTAATAGTTTGCCAAGAAATAAATCACTTGCGATTGAAGTTGATTTGAATACTACTGATGGTAGATATTCACCATTCATCTATCTTGATAACTGTGCCGTAGACTTTGATAGAAGTAGAATTGATGCCCCAATTACAGATTATGTTAATGATCCAAGAGTCAATAGCCTTAATGATGATCCACATGCAGCAATCTATGTTTCTGATAGAATCGATATCAAAAATCCAGGAACTTCACTAAAAGTTCTGACAAGTGCATATGTTGATCTAACAAATGAGATGAGAGTTCTTTACAGGACATATCCTGTTGATAGTGCAAATACTGATCAGTCATTTGTATTATTCCCAGGTTATGACAACCTCAGAGATACTGATGGTGATGGATTTGGAGATCTTGTTATTGATTCAGCGAAAAATTCTGGACTTGAAGATCAGCAAGTTGTGACTACTGGGGGCAGTGAACTCAGGGAGTATCAATATAGTGTTGATAACTTACCACCATTTACTGGATATCAAATTAAGATTGTATTCGCTGGCACAAGTGAAGCGTTTACTCCTAGACTAAATGATATCAGAGCTGTAGTACTTGCATAAAATGAAGTTGAGAAAAGTTGAGGAAGATTCTGATTTTTCTAGAGATATGAATACGGGTGCTATTGTCAATACAAATGACGTGGCATACCAAAATTATATAAAATCCAAAAAACTTAGAAATAGCAAGAGACAAGAAATAGAAGATCTTAAGGGCGAAATCTCTGAAATCAAAGATCTTCTAAAGACTCTTATTGATAATAATAAATAATAATATATCCGACAGTGTGAAAAATGGCAGTATATGTCCACAATATTACAATTGATCAAGGTGCAGATTTTTCTGTTAATTTCAATGTAGAAGGAACTCAGTCAAATGCGGCTAAAGATCTAAATGGATATTCTGTCTCAGCCCAATTAAAGAAGACATATACTAGTTCAACTTCAACTTCATTTGCATCTACAATATCATCACCAAGTGATGGCACGATTTCCATCTCCATGGGATCTTCAGTCACTTCTAATTTGAAATATGGAAGATATGTTTATGATGTAAAAATCACAGATCCATCAGAAACTGTCAGAGTAGTTGAAGGAACCGCAATAGTCAGAGCAGGAGTTACAACATGACTTATACTGTAAGAATTGGACAATCAAACGCAACTAAAGTCTTAAGATCAGATGTGAATGCAAATCTAAAAGACTTAAGGGATGTTGATACCAGTTCAGTTGTTGATGGTTCAATTCTTGCGTATGACAGTTCTTCCACAAAATGGACTGCAACAACTACTTTAGATAATGTTATCATCGATGGAGGAAGTTTCTGATGGCAAGTCCAGCAACAAGACAAGAACTCATAGATTATTCTCTAAGAAGACTTGGAGCTCCAGTTTTAGAGATAAATGTCGATGATGATCAGATTGATGATCTAGTCGATGATGCTATTCAATATTTTCAGGAACGTCATTATGATGGTTCTGAGAGAATGTATCTAAAATATAAAATCACTCAAGATGACATTGATCGTGGAAGAGGCCCCAATGCATCTGGAGTAAGTGGGATTACAACCACAACTGTAACAGAGTCTGTAGGAATTACAAGCGAATTTAAATATGAGGAGAATAATAATTATATAAAGGTTCCCGATCAAGTTTTGGGTATCAATAAGATCTTTAAATTTGACACAAATTCCATCTCTGGTGGAATGTTTAGTATCAAGTATCAGTTATTTTTAAACGATCTATATTATTTTAGTAGTGTTGATCTTCTCCAATACGCTATGACCAAGAGTTATCTAGAAGATATTGATTTTCTATTAACTACAGATAAACAAATTAGATATAGTAAGAGACAAGGAAGATTATATCTCGATATTGATTGGACAGCTCAGAGTGTTGGAGACTATATTGTTATTGATTGTGAAAGAGCTCTAAATCCATCAGACTTTCCAAAAATATATAATGATAGTTGGTTAAAAAGATATCTTACTGCAATGCTTAAGAAGCAGTGGGGTATGAACATGATCAAATTCAGTGGAACCAAACTTCCTGGTGGAGTAGAACTGAATGGAAGACAATATTATGATGATGCTGTATCTGAACTGAGAGAAATTGAAGATAAGATGCAGTCAACATATGAATTACCACCCCTCGATATGATCGGATAATGGCACTCAATCCCTTTTTCCTACAAGGATCTGCTAACGAACAGTTTTTGGTGCAGGATCTTGTTAATGAACAACTTAAAATGTATGGGTTGGATGTTTATTACATACCAAGAAAAATTTTAGGCACTGAAACATTATCAAGAGAAGTTACTTTATCAAAACTTGATGATAATTTTATCATTGAAGCCTACCTCAATAATTATGAGGGATATGGAGCAAATAGTGAAATTCTTTCAAAATTTGGTGTTCAACTAAAAAATGAAATCTCTCTTACAATTTCTGAGGAAAGATTTCAACTTTTTATTGAACCATTGTTAAAAGATTTGCAAAAAGCAGATCCAACTGAAATTATAGTTACAGATAGACCTAGAGAGGGTGATGTAATATATTTCCCACTTGGAGAAAGATTATATGAAATTAAAAATGTAGAGCACGAAAAACCATTCTTCCAGTTGGGTAAAAACTACATTTATGAATTATCATGCGAACTCTTAGAACTCGAAGATGAGATCATTGAAACATCCGTTGATGAAATTGATTCTGCTGTTGAGAATTCTGGATAC